CACCCATGTACGGCGGTATGTGCACTGGGGCTTACGTGCAGGGCTTGCTCTTCACGATGGCCAAGATGCGCGAAGTGGGGGTGAATATCTTCTGGTGCCAGATCACCAACGAGAGCCTCATCACCCGTGCCCGCAACGAACTGGCGCGTGTCTTCCTTGAGAAGGAGATCGACTACCTGATGTTCATCGACGCCGACATTGGCTTCGATCAGAACGCTGTGGCTATGCTGCTAGCAGGAGACAGGGACATCGCGTGCGGCATCTACCCCAAGAAGGAAGTGAACTGGGAGAGCGTCAAGAAGGCAGCGCGCGAAGGTAAGGACGACCTGCACGACCACGCTGGCGCGTTTGTGTTCAACATGGTGGACAACAGCCACCAAGAAACAGACGAAGACGGCTTCATCGAGGTACGCCACGGTGGCACAGGGTTTATGTTAATTAAACGCCGTGTTTTTGAGGAGCTTGCTCCGCATGTGCCCACCTATCGGGTATCGTCGTTCTTTGACCCAGAGAAGGGGGAGTATGCCAAGCCCCTGACCCATGAGTTTTTCGCAACAAGTATCGACGACAGCGGAGCGTTGCTGTCCGAGGATTATCACTTTTGCGAACTTTGGCGGAAGCACGGCGGCAAAATCCACGCCCACCCGTTCATCCGTCTCACCCACACCGGCACGTACACCTACGATGGTGACATTCTAAAGTCCGGTGGCAACCTCAAGTAGGAGCAAGCAAATGACGACGAAGACTAACAAAGCGAAAGACGTGAAGACACTACTTAGGAGGGGTCTTTCCACTAAGGAGATTACTAACCACATGGCTGTAAGTCCGGGCTACGTCTGGCTACTGAAGAAACAGATGGCCGAAGAGAAGGCGGAAGAAAACGACGACAACGTGGTGCGCCCAAGGTATGTAAGCAAACACCCGCCGATGATGCGACGGGTTACGAAAGAACACGCAGAACACCTTAAGGGACTGGACCCTAAAGTCCGAGCAGAACAGATCAAGATACTGGACCGTGATCGGCCTGCGTACTTTAGAGACGCAGAGGCAACCCTGACGGAGCGTGACTACCCGGAAGCGAAGTCCGAGCTGGCCAACATGTCGCCGGAGGAACACTTAGCGCTGCTTCACAGCTTGTCTAGCGGTAAGGGTAAAGAGCGCGTAGCGCCGGAGCCAGTCGCGGAAGAGCAGATTGAAAAAATCCTCAACAAGCGGGCCGAGCAGTACGGTACCTTCATGCGTAACGCCGACATCGCCATCAAGCTCAAGCAGGTGATCCACAATGCGATGGTGCGTGAGGATACGCAGCTATACCCAGACCAGCTTCAGGCTCTCGATATGATTGTCACGAAGATTGGTCGTATTTTGACGGGTAACCCGTCGCACCTAGATAGCTGGATCGACATCGCCGGCTATGCAAAGCTGGTCTCAGACCGGCTCCAAGGCAACGCAAGGTAAGGAGAGAGACTATGGCTTGGTACAACCCGTGGGGTGAAATCGACGAACTGAAGGCGAAGCTGGCTGCGGCTGAGCAGACCTACATCAGGCTAACGAAGCATATCGAAGAGCTTGAGTTCATCAACAAAGAAAACGAGCGCGAAATTGACGAGCTTGGTAGCAGTTTAGACAGGCTCAGGGCAATGCATCAGGACCTTAAAAAGGACACCGCTGCCCTAGAGAAGGCGTTGGCCGAAGCCAGTAAGAATGATACACGTGATGGCAAGGGTCGTTTTACGAAAGCCAAAAAATAATGACCGCGTGGTCCTATAGCAGCATCAAAACCTTCGAGCAGTGCCCGAAGAAATACTTCCACCTCAAGGTGGTTAAGGACGTCAAGGACGAGCCGGGGGAAGCTGCTGACTATGGGACCGCCGTTCACGAAGCGGCTGAGTTGTTTATCACGAAGGGGACACCCATCCCTGAGAAGTTTGCATTTATGCGAACTTTTGTTGAGCCGCTGGCGAAGAAGCATGGCACCAAGTACGCTGAGATCAAGATAGGCGTAACGAGCGACATGAAGCCCTGCGGCTTCTTCGCTAAGGACGTGTGGTACCGGGGTATCGCTGACTTGCTCATCGTCAATGGCAGCAAGGCGTGGCTGGTCGACTACAAGACTGGTAAGAACGCCAAGTACGCCGATATGAAGCAGCTGGACCTGCTGGCTGGGGCTATCTTCATCCACTACCCCGAGGTGGAGACCATCAACTCCGCACTGTTGTACGTTGTCAGTCAGGAGATGCCCAAGAAGATTCACCACCGCCAGCACCTACCCACTTACATGGGTGTGTTTGAGACCCAGCTGGACCGGCTTGAGGCGGCCAAGGAGAACGGGGTGTGGAACGCCAACCCCAGCGGGCTGTGCGGCTGGTGTCCCGTCGAGACCTGCGAACACTGGCGACCACGGAGGCGCGGATGAAACTGCTAAGCCTGAAGTCGGAGCTCGATGATTACCACCAGAGTAGGGCTAACAAACATGGCTACCTGTACTACCTTACCCATATAATTGGGCCGAGCAAAAGGTGGCCAGATTTGGTAGAAGGGAAGTCACTTGCCACGGGGCGCATCGTCACCCTGATGGCTCCGTACTTTGAGACGAAGGAGGTAGAGGGTGGCTAGGGATTACAAAGCGGAATACGAGAAGTATCAAGGTACGCTGGTGCAGAAGCGGAACCGGGCCAAGCGCAACGCCGCCCGAGCGAAGCTTGCGAAGGAAGGCAAGGTTAAGAAGGGCGACGGCATGGATGTCGCTCACGTCCGCGCGTTTGATAAGGGTGGCAACAACGGCGACGGCCTGCGGGTAGAGCCGAAGACTAAGAACCGCTCGTTCAAGCGTGATAGTAAAGGCAACCTCGTGTCGGAGGTTAGCGCACGAGAGCGCAAACGCCCGAAGTAACAGACTAGGAGCAAACTAGTGGAAATCGTTGAAGACAGGGCGCTGCTCGTCAGCGTCGATGACCCGTCTGTTATTACATCTGTAGTAACAAAGAGCGCCAGCACCAGCGAGGGTGTGCTGGTCAAGTGGGGTCACAAGGAAGCCGAGGCACTGGCGCAGCTGGGGTTTGACCCCCCGTCGCCCATATTGCGCGACTACAAGTGGACTGGACGCTATACCCCCTTCGACCACCAGAAGACGACTTCGTCGTTCCTGTCGCTGCGCCATCGGGCGTTCTGCTTCAACGAGCAGGGTACGGGTAAGACCGCCAGCGTCATCTGGGCGTCCGACTACCTGATGAAGAAAGGGCTGATAAAGCGCGTCCTTGTGCTGTGCCCGCTGTCCATCATGAAGTCGGCGTGGCAGCAGGACATCTTTAAGTTTGCCATGCACCGTGCGTGTAGCGTGGCATACGGGAGCGCCAAGCAGCGCGAGAAGGTCCTCCGTGCTGGGGCTGAGTTCGTCATCATTAACTTCGACGGCGTGGCCACGGTGATCGACGAGATCATAGCGGGTAGGTTTGACCTGATCGTTGTGGACGAGGCGTCTGCATATAAGAACGCGCAGACCAACCGCTGGAAGATACTCAACAAGATCGTGAAGGCGCTCAACCCACGGGTGTGGATGCTTACGGGTACGCCCGCAGCTCAGTCACCAGTAGACGCCTACGGCTTGGCGCGGCTCTTGGATACACCCAAGTGCCCTAAGTACTTCGGCCCGTTCCGCGACAGCGTCATGATGCCGATAAGCAAGTTCAAGTGGGCACCCAAGCCCCACGCAAGCAAGGTCGTGCATGAGGTGCTTCAGCCGGCTATCCGGTTCGCAAAGAAGGACTGCCTTGACCTGCCTCCCGTCACCCACATCGAGCGAGAGGTGGACCTGACCCCCCAGCAGAAGAAGTACTACAATCAGCTCAAGAGCCAGCTGCTCATCGAGGCGGCGGGCGAGGAGGTCAGCGCCGTCAACGCAGCGACCAAGGTCAACAAGCTGCTCCAGATCAGCGGAGGCGCGGTCTACACGGATGATGGGCAGGTGCTTGAGTTCGACGTGTCCAACCGGCTTACTGCGGTGCTGGAGGTCATCAACGAGACAAGCAACAAGGTGCTGGTCTTCGTCCCCTTCACGCACACCATCAACCTGCTCGTAACCCGGCTGGAGAAGGAAGGCATCTCCTGTGACGTCATTAGCGGTAAGGTGCCGGTCAATCGCCGCAGTGATATCGTCACCAAGTTCCAGAACGACCCTGACCCGAAGGTGCTGGTTATCCAGCCGCAGGCTGCCAGCCACGGGCTTACCCTTACGGCGGCAGACACAATCATCTGGTACGCACCGGTCACGTCAGTGGAGACTTACCTGCAAGCCAACGCGCGCATCGACCGACCGGGGCAGAAGAACGCCATGACGGTGGTGCACATCAAGGGTAGCGAGGTGGAGTCGCGGCTGTACG